CCAAAAGACACTCGTATGAAATACGTAAAGGAATATTATGATGCTATTAGTAATTTTGACATCAGCTTGCCTACTCCTATTATGGCAGGCCTACGTACACCGCAACGACAGTTCAGCAGTTGTGTTCTTATTGAGACCGATGATAGCCTTGATAGCATTAATGCTACTACTAGTGCTATTGTAAAGTATGTCTCTCAGAAAGCAGGCATTGGCATCGGCGCCGGTAGTATTCGTGCTATTAATTCACCTATTAGAAATGGCGATGCAAGTCACACAGGTGTTATTCCATTTTTTAAACTATTCCAGAGCGCAGTTAAATCGTGTTCACAGGGTGGCGTAAGAGGCGGAGCAGCAACACTACACTATCCAATTTGGCATTTAGAAGTTGAAGAATTAATTGTATTAAAGAATAACAAAGGTACAGAAAACAATCGTGTACGGCACTTAGATTACAGTGTGCAGTTTAATAAACTAATGTACGAACGTTTGTTAACTGGTGGAAATATAACATTATTCTCGCCAAGCGATGTTCCTGGATTATACGAAGCTTTCTTTGATGATCAGGATAAATTTAAAGAATTATACGAAAACGCAGAACGCACAGTTACACGACAAACAGTTATACCAGCAGCAGATTTATTTGGTATGTTTATGGAAGAACGCAAAAATACAGGACGCATTTATTTGCAGAATGTTGATCATGCTAATACACACAGTTCATTTAAAGCTGATGTAGCTCCAATTAAGCAATCAAATTTATGTCAAGAGATTACACTACCAACTAAGCCACTTACATCATTCAGTGATCCAGAAGGTGAAATTAGCTTATGCACTTTAAGTGCTATTAATTGGGGTAACATTAAAACTCCAGATGACTTTGAACGTGTTTGCAGATTAGCAGTTCGTGGGTTAGACGAGTTACTTGACTACCAGGATTATCCAGTTGTAGCAGCCGAGCTTAGTACAATCAAACGCCGTCCATTGGGTATTGGTATTATTAATTTTGCATTCTGGTTAGCAAAACATGACTTAACTTATCAGCACATTGATGCAAAAGGATTAGCAGTTGTTGACGAATGGGCAGAAGCATGGAGTTATTACTTAATTAAAGCTAGTGCAGATTTAGCAATAGACAAAGGTAACATTGATGGTATATATGAAACAAAATATGGCGACGGTATTACACCTAACCAAACATACAAACAAGAAGTAGACGAGCTAGTACCACATAAAGAGCGCAAGCCTTGGGCTAGGTTACGTGAACAATTAAAAGACACAGGCATACGTAATAGTACGCTAATGGCACTTATGCCAGCTGAAACT